AAAAGGTTATGCTGTTAGAACCATGAGAAAGCATGGCAAGCAAACTAACAAAAAATTTAAAGGATATAAGGAACACAAATGAAAAAACAAAGTAGCTTAAATGAGTCTTATGTTAGAATTATTGATTCCTTAGACCAAATGCATAGAGTTGACGAGTTTTTTCCTTCAATATCCGGAATGGGGTTAGGGAGTGTAGGCAGACTAGCTCATGGCTTTATTGGAAAACCCGGCGATTTTAAAATTGGATATAAACAAGGACAAGAAGCCGCAGGTCGTTTTGTTGATAGATACAGAGCAAAAATGGGGTTACCACCATTAATATCTACACCTAAACCAGAAGAAAAACCAAAACCCCTCTCAAAACCTATTGTTGGTCGGGATGCCAGTAAAACTTTAGGGGTGGATAAAGGTCCCATAGATTTAAAACCAGAACCAAAAGGTTTTGATTTTGGTGCTCGCTCTTCAGTTCCTTCAATCAGCACAGCAGGAATTAATACAAACCCAATGCTTATGCGGAGTGTTTATGCACCTACACCCAAACCATCTACACCTGTTACAGGGGATGATGCAAGTAAAGTATTAGGACCTCAACCATCTGCACCTATTGGTGGTGTTAATACAAAATTTAAAGCGGGTGGTCTAACTAAAACATTTTTGCCAAAACCAGCACCTAGTTCATTCACTGCGGGTATTGACCCATCAAAAATAGGAAGTGAATACGGTATAAATCCAAATCAACCAAAAGAAACTAAAAAACAAAGAATGGCTAACCGATCAGCAGCTAGAAGAAATAAAACTAGACCTGCAACCTCTCCAAGATCTTTAAGATCACATCTTAGGTATCAGAGAAGAATGAAAAATTATCAACAACAAACATCTTCAACTCATTACGGTGACATAGCAAAGCTAATTAGAGAATCTTTTCAACTTAATGAAGGTAAGAAAAAAAATCTAAGAATTATAGCAGCAGCAGAAGGAAACCCAACAAACCCTAGTTTGCAGTCTGCTGCTGAGGATGCTAGATCTAGAATAAAAGAAAGAGAGCGCAAGATAGCAGGTAAAATGACATGGCAAACTACGGATGATGAATTAAGAGGAGATGCTGCTAAAAGAACATCCGATAATAAAACCGAGAGAGGTAGAAATCGTGCAAAGCAAAGATTAGCTGGTCTTAGATTGCAAAGAAATGTACCTACTGGGCAACGAGTACCTAGACATAGAAGTTAATAGTATATGAAAACACAAAAGAAAAAAGGTCCATGCTGGAAAGGGTATACCGCAGTAGGAATGAAAATGAAGGGTGGTCGAAAGGTCCCTAATTGTGTTCCTGTATCTGAATCTGTAGATCGTATATTTACTATTTTATCGGAACAAGAAAAACCTGTTTCTAAATTTTGGGAGCCTGTTGTCGCAGGAATGAAAAAAGCAACACCTCCGCCCCCAGAAAAATCAAAAAGACCAAAAGATCCCAAGTATGCTGAAAAAGCAGAAAGGGCTGGGAGAAAACCTGAAAATGCATCTATTGAACGCATAGGTGAATTAATAACCGAAGTAGCAGCTTGGCAAAAAAAAGCTGGTAAAAATCCATCTGGTGGATTAAATAAGAAGGGTGTTGAATCTTATCGTAGAGAAAACCCCGGTTCAAAACTTAAAACAGCAGTCACTACCAAACCTTCAAAACTTAAGAAGGGTTCCAAGTCTGCTAAGAGAAGAAAATCATTCTGTGCTCGCATGGGTGGAATGAAGAAGCGCAGAACATCTGCAAAGACTGCTAAGAATCCTGATAGCAGAATAAACAAAGCATTAAGAAAGTGGAATTGCTAATATGAATTACATCCAAAGAATATACGATTTATTGACCGAAGCTCAAATTAATGAGGTTGGTAACCCTGCCTTAAAAGCAAAGAAAACGGGATTACCATCAACAATGCAAAGCCATGCTAAGACATTACAACAATCTGCTGGGCAAAATGTAGCTCAAAAATGGTTACATAAAGCAGCTAGTAAAGCAGGAGTAAGTATGATTCCGATAAATCCGTCTCCTGCAATGAAAACAAAAAAACCCGGATCTTATCAACAAAATCCCCAAGGAAGACCGTCTCGTAGATAATTGATTTTTAGGAATTTAACATGAACCTATTAACAGACTTCTTCGGTACAGACTCAGTACGAGTCATTAATGAATCCAAATCAGGTAATGGTTTGGTTCGCGTAGCAGGTATCTTTGGTAGAGCCGATGAGTTTAACAATAACAATCGTCGCTACAAGAAAACCTTGTTAGAGCGTGAGATGGGTAAGCTCATGCCAATGATCTCCGAAAGAAGATTGTTAGGTGAGCTAGACCACCCTGAGTACACATCAGTTAAATTAACTAATGTATCTCACTTAATTACCAAGTTAGGTTGGGATGGTAATAAACTCATAGGTGAGGCTGAATTACTCAATACCCCCGCAGGTAAGGTAGCACAGCAATTAATTAAAGACGGCGTAAGAATAGGTATTTCCAGCCGTGGTTTAGGTAGCTTAAAAGAGTGTGATGATACTCCCGGTAAGCAAGAAGTTCAAGAAGATTACAAAATGGTAACCTTTGACCTCGTTGCAGACCCAAGCACAAGAGGAGCTTTCCCAAGTGTTTCGGAATCCACACTATTATTAAAGCAGAAGACAAAACAACAAGCTCTACGGGAAAATGTCTTCGTTACATTACTTAAAAATAAGTTAGACTTAAAATATAAGCCCGAAGAGATCATTGAAGATGTAAATATAGAAGAGATTAGCAGAGCAGAATCTCTTTCACGGGAGATTGATAAAATTGTCAATCGCCACAAAAAGTAAAAAAATCTAAGTTTTTTAATTTATCTTTTATAGATATTAATAGGTTCTAGGAGCATTTATGACAAAAGTAAAAAATATTGCTGAGTTACTTCCCGAAGGTTTATCGGAAGATACAATCAACCAAATAGCTACTTTGGTTGATTCGGTTATTAAAGAAGAAGTAAACGAAAGAGTAAAATTATTAGAATCAAAAGTAAAGGGTTTCCTAAGAATGGAAATCCACTCAATAAAGGAACACGCTCTTAGAGAACTACAAGAGGAGAGTGAAGTTTATCGTAATGCACAACTCTTTGAAAGCATTAAGAGTTTGATGGCATTAGAGTTAAATAGCTCAGACGAACAATCCGCAATAGCTCAGGTTGTCCGTGAACAATCCGAAGTAGAAGAAGAGAATAGCGTTTTGGTTGAGGAACTTAACTCAGCCATGAAGCAAATACAAAAACTAGATAGAACCGTAAGTATTCTTTCAAAGAAGAATCAGGCTCTAACTGAACAAGCTGAACAACTTGTTTTGGAAGTGGAAACATTAAATGAACAATCCACACTCCCATTCAAGTCATCTGAAAAGGCAGTTATAATTGCCGAAGAGATGGAAAATACTTCAAGCAAGAAAGTTTCTAAGGTGAACAACCAGTTCTTGACTGAAGGTGTTATGGCCCTAATGCCAAAACTAAATAATTGAGGAAAATTATGTCCGATTCATTACACAATCCCAACCACAATAAACTAGTTGAGAAGTGGTCACCAGTACTAGAAGGCATTAGTGACCAATACACAGCTAAGGTTACTGCAATTCTTCTAGAGAACCAAGCCAAGTCAATCGTTGCCCAACAAGTCAACGAAGCATTTGAAGGTGCTACTACAACTGGCCGTCTTGGTACATTCCAGAAGTTTGCATTCCCACTCGTTCGTAGAGTGTTCCCTGAATTGATCTTCAACAAGATCGGTTCAGTTCAGCCAATGGAAGGTCCAGTATCACAGATCTTCTATCTCGGTTCAGCCCGTCAATACGGTGGTGCTGCTGACCAACTCTACAGCAAGTACCAGTTGACCTACAAGGGTATAACAACAAACCCAATAGGTTCACAAGCATCAGCTAACAGCCTAGACCTTTACCCAACACCTGAAACATCAGGTCTCTTCGGTGCAACTAGAGGTTCAGCTTCAACAACTTACGGTGGTAAGATTGCTGGCTGGCCCAACACCAATACCATATTGGGTTGGAGCGTATCAGCAGGTGAACGCCTAAGCGGTTCAGGTATTCCAGAACTCAACATTACTGTTGAGCAGCAGCCAGTCGTAGCCCGTACTCGTAAGATGCGTGCTCTCTGGACAATCGAAGCCAGCCAAGACCTCAAGGCTTATCACAACCTAGACCTAGAGCGTGAGTTGACTGAACTCATGTCAAAGGAATTGGAACTTGAAATCGACCGCGAGTTGATTGAAGACCTCCGTGGTTTAGCATACAATGTAACTGGAACTAACATTGGTGGATGGCAAGGTGCATCCTTGGACAATACCACAAACTCAAACACCTTTGGTAACATTGGTGGAATTGGTCAAGATGGTGCTACATTCACTCCTGCTGCGTTTACATACGATCAAACCGGATTGCCTGCTACTAACCCCGCAGGTGCTGCTGGAGCAAACAGCAATATCTTTGTCGTAGACTTTACAAGCACCGCACTAAACTTCGCTCCTCAACATGTTGGTCATGTATATGCTAACCTCTTGGGCGTTCTAAACTTCGCCTCACAGGACATCTACAAGACAACTCACCGTGGCCCCGGTAACTGGATCATCACTTCACCACTCGTTGGTGCAATGTTGGAATCCGCTGCCAAGCTCGAAGGTGGTATCGGTCCCAAGACTGAAGGCATCACAAACATGGGTGCTAACAAGATTGAGTACCGTGGTAAGTTCGCTGGTAAGTATGATCTCTTCATCGACCCACTCTGGCCTGAAGACGAGATCATGATGGGTTACAAGGGTGGAAGCCCCATGGACGGTGGATTCGTTTACTGCCCATACATCCCAATCGAAGCATTGCCAACACTAACGGATCCTGAGACCTTCCAACCAAGAAAGGGTATCTTGACCCGTTATGCTAAGGCTGCAATTCAGCCAGCAAGCAGATTCTACAGAATAATTAGAATCGTTGGTCCTGCTGCTAACTACCTCTACACACCATACGCAACAGCTTTCAACCGCTGATTGTTAGGTAGTAATTAAATTGAGCCTGAGAGAAATAAAAGTCTCTCAGGCTCTTTTGTTTATCTATATAGAATAGAGGTACTTTTATGGGTGGAATTATTAAACCAGAGATTGAAGGCTACGGAAACAGTTTTGCTATCCCTTATGGAAACTTAGTAGACACATCAAAACAGAATGGTGAAATTGTAACCTCAGAATTAAATACTACTACCCTTCAAGACAATATAGAATTTAATAAGTTTGAAGAATCTATAAAAGCGTTTATATTAGGTAGATTAGGATATCCCGTAATAAGAGTTGAATTAAGTGATTTTCAAATAAAAAGCGTAATAGACGAAGCAATCACAAAACTAGCCAACCATGCTCCTCTATGGGCTAATCAGTTTATTACATTTAAAACTGTAGCTGGCATAAACACTTATGAATTACCCAGATATGTTTTAGATAATATTCAGTATGTTGTTTATAAAAAGGATTTAATTGGTATCCCGGGAATGGGCCAATCACTAGAACAAGATTACTTCTTAAAGTACTTCCAACAAAACTTCTTGTTCAACGACTTTAGTATTGGAGAGTTTAACTTACTTCAGATGAGTCTTGAGACCATGAGAAAGATATTGGGACAGGATGGATCGTTTGATATTATAAACAACCAATATTTACAGTTGTATCCAGTTCCAGCAACAACGGATCAATCCGTCATAGTTCAGTATAGATCCTTAGATTCTAATACAATTCAACCTGCATATAGGAATTTTATACAAAGATACGCATTAGCTTTAGCTAAAAATATCTTAGGCCAAATTCGTGGTAAATATAAAACCCTACCCGGACCCGGTGGTGGTAGCCAATTAAACGGTGATGCCCTTATTCAGCAAAGTGATAAAGAATTGGAAATGTTAGAAAAGCAACTCCTTAGCGAGTTTGAAGAACCCCCCGGCTTCTCCTTATACTAATGTCCAAAAATTTCAAAACAAATGTAAATATTCCAGAAATAGAAGTTGTCAATGTCGATAGTGAATTAAATTTATTCGACAGAAACAACCCAGATATTAATTTGTTTAATTTGATAGATGAAGAGAATATTAGGTTGTCTGGGTCTAAAGTAAATTTTTACAAATTTATTAGATCGAATGAATACGACACTGTTTATTTAGAACAAAAGAATAAGCCGATCAGCCCCCATCCTATTATGGTTTATGGGCACTATGATCCTAAAATTGTAGAAGAGCCATTAAACCAATTTGGCATTCAACTTACTAGTGACCAGATCTTTACTTTCAATAAATCATATTTAGAAAAGAAATTGAGTAGACCTCCAATCCCCGGAGACATTATACAACCTCATTTTCAAAATATAAAGTATGAAATTTTTGAAGTACAAGAGGACAGCTTTGAGGGGTATGGTGTTTATCATTATATCTGCACAGCTAAGGTACTAAGAGATTCCGAAGAAATTCAGAATATGAACAAGACAAATGTAGCTCCTCCTGTGGGCAGAAGGGATATAATAGATGGATATTAATAGTACAGAATCCTCTGGAGTATCCCCGACTACGATTAAAGGTAGAACAGCTAACGAAATTGCCAGAGAGCTAATTGCAAGATCTAATGCAAAAGCAAGCAATGTATCGTTCGTGTATAGAGAACTATTACGCTCTGTAATCAATACATTCTCCGGATTTGTGGTCATTGATAGTGAAGAAAAAGTAGTAGATGTTCAAGCTATCCATGCTACTCAAGAGCGTGCCATAGCAAAGTTAACAGAAGAGACTAATTTAATTCTCCCAATAATATCTGTAGATCAACCAAAGAGTTCAAGAACAGATAGCCGTCAAAAATATAAACCCTTGGTGGTGACGGAAAAGTATTGGGACGAGAAGAAGCAGCGTAGCGTTAGATTAATTAGCTTAGTACCATCCCCAATTGAGATCGAATATGAAGTTTCTGTTTGGGCAAAATATAAAAATGATTTGGATCAAATCACAGAACAGTTACATTCACTATTTAATCCAGACTTAGAATTAGTAACAGCTTTTGCAACTAATATTAAACTATTCATATCTGATGAGGTTTTAGATTCTAATTTGGTTGTTTCCGACAGAGAAGATCGAGTATTAAAACGAATATTTAAACTCAGAGCAAGCACATATATTCCCAGTCCTAAATTCTTGATGACCTCTACTGGAGCAATAGAAGACTTCCATATAGAGTACGAGTTAGGTTCTGAAACTGTAATTCAAACGGTTAATAATTTAAGAGTTCGGCAAGGGGGAGGGGAAACCATTTCCCAAGTAGCACAAAGTAACTATGTATCGTATGGGAGTGTAGTTTTTAAATTACCTTACATAGATACAAATGGAAACTCTGGCCTTACAGAAATGCCGGGAGAACTAGCAAGACCAACATAATATTAGGTATTCCATATGTTTAGAGGCGTAGTAGAAATCTATAAAATAGAAGATGGGGTAAAAACTAAAATCTATCAGGACAATAATATTGTTACTGAGGGTATGGGTTATTCAATTGCTAACTTGTTTACAGAACAAGAAGATCAGCCGATAGAGAATTTTCAAGTTGGCTACTTTCAATTAGGGACATCAGCCATTCCATTAGAGGAATTAGAAGTTCCTACCGCATTTTATGAATTGAGTGCAGGACTACAAAGAACAGATTATGGGTCTAACTTAGATACAGAAGTAAAAGAATTAATAGGTCTAGGTTCTATTAGTCCTTGCGGGACTAATTGGAATAATGGGACTAATGGGACTAATGGGACTAATGGGACTAATGGGACTAATGGGACTAAACCAGAAGATTTTGGTGTAGATGTTAGTTTAGGTTTTACAAAAATACAATCTAGTTATAACCAAATAGCTGGGCTAAATTTGCCTACATTATATACTAAAGACACTCAGTTTGCTAATGCAGTCACCACAAATCAATATACTGACTCAACAAGTTCAATAGAAAATTTTGCAATTTACAGAGAAAACGGACAAGAAAATAGTAAGTATAGAATTGCTATTGTTTCATCTTTAGCAGCTTCTGGAAAAGTGGCTTTTTATTCTGATAGCCCGTTGGGTGCTCAAGATTTATTTTTATATGATATCGAAGGAAATCAAATATATGGAAAAGAAATATTTGATTTAACTGACTTAAACATATCAGCAACTAATGTTGCAATAAATAAAAACTTATTATATTTTATAAGAAAACTTACCTTAGGAGTTCAAACTAGCTCCGTTCTTGAAGAATATTGTTTTGTTAACCCAGCCAATATAAGTCCTGCCGAGTGGCTTGGAAGATATGGATATATCAGTTCTAGTGTTATATCAGCAAGTTATCTTAGAGACTTGGGTTCGTTTCAAGGGGTACAAGCAGTTGATATAAAATCGACAGGGAAAAATTGTATTCTTGTAAGAGGTGTTAATAATAGTACAAATACTAATGTATTTTTTCTGTTTGGATCGACAAATGTAATTAATTTTCAAGAAATTAGGAGTCAAGTAATAGGATATAATGCAAACCCAAATCATAAAACTCTTGGTGTGGATTATTATTTAATAGAACAAACTGTTCCAAATACAGATAATACTAATTGTAGTTATATTATTAGATTTCCGGAATCAGGTCTTGTTAGTCCTCAACTTCACGGTACTTTAGTATTTATCCGCACGGTTACGGCTCCGGAAACTGGATTACGAGTTAGATTAGGCCAAGGCAGTACATCAATAGCAACTCTCCCTTTATTTTTACAACCCACAACTTATACGACAAATGGATTCCAAGGGACAAGACCTGTAGGAGTCTCCGTTGTAGATATACAATTAACTCAGCCAAATAATTCATCTTTCAAATGTTTTGGTTTAGCATTATTTAGTAACGGCATGGTAAGTTCTTGGGGTGGGGATTTATTAGATGGGCAACCTGTAACAAACCCATTTGCATTAATTCCATCAGACTTACAAGGTAGTTGTACAGCGATTCGATTTAGTGGAACAAAAGCACACGGATTAAAATCTAATGGTAAAGTGTATACTTGGGGGAGTCAGGTAAATTACCCCATAACATTTAATTCTCTAATAAACCCAAGTATAGTAGAGCCAGATTTAAGAAGTTTTGCATTTGCAGAGTTACCTGAATCTAGAAAGATTACCCATAAGGATAGATCTAATAGATACAGGATTTTCCTAGATAAAGACATGGCTCCAAATAAAACTATTACAGAACTAGGCTTGTTTATTAAAAACCCTAATGTTGATTATAAGACAGATAAACCTGTTTTAGCTGCTTATAAAGTTTTGGAAAATCCTATCCAAAAAACCAACGAATTTGAAATTTTAATAGATTGGACAATTACCGTGGTAGACCAAACAGAATAAAATTTAAAATATTTCTACCTTTGATGGTAGAAATTAGATACATATTATAGGCTAGAGTATAGTCTTTCTTGTGGTTTTCTAGATGAAGAACAATACAAGCCATAAAAAAAGAAAATAAAATCCAATGAAGACAATAATAAACGAATCTCTTCAAACATTTCAAATATGTTTAATAGTTCCGGGCGGTAATCAAATAGTTACCCTCGGCCCTAGAAAATCCATGAGTATAAAAGAATCTGAAATTAGCCAAATGATTCTTAATTTAGTAAAAAGAAAAATAATCAAAATTATCTGAGGTTAAAATATGCCAAATTATTTCTCTCCGGGTGTTTATACTGTAGAAAAGGATATGTCAACATATCCTGTAGCTCCTAATGCATCAATAGTTGGCATAGTTGGATTTGCTTCCAAAGGTCCAACAAATGAAGCAACCTTGATAACTTCACCAGAAAACTTAGTAAAAACTTTCGGTGAGCCAAGTGAATCTCTAGACGGCCAAGGTCTAGAGGGTGCATTAGAAATTTTAGAAGCGACAAATAGTATTTACTTTGTTCGCGCAGCGGGTAGCACAGCTTTGGAAGCGTCTACCGTTGTTAGATTGGGCACATGCCCAACAGT